TGATAAAGGTAGAATAGATACTATATTCAGAAAGTTTAAATTATCTGCAAGAGCTGCAATACAAAAGTTTGGTGCTAATGTTTCTGATAATATTGTAACTGTAAATAGAAAAGATCCATACGAAGAAATTGAAATACTTCACGCAGTATATCCAAGATCAGACTTTGATCCTAGAAAACAAGACAAAGAGAATATGCCTTTTGAATCTGTTTACTTAGAAGCAGGAACAGGAGATGAATTATCTGTATCTGGATTTAGAGAGTTTCCTTTTGTAGTACCAAGATACTTAAAAGCATCACACGAAATCTATGGTAGATCTCCTGCAATGACAGCTTTGCCAGACGTTAAGATGTTAAATGAAATGTCAAAGACTACAATCAAGTCTGCACAGAAACAAGTTGATCCACCTTTACTTGTTCCAGATGATGGATTTATTTTACCAGTAAGAACAATGCCAAGTGGATTAAACTTTTATAGAGCTGGTACTAGAGATAGAATTGAAACTTTAAACATTGGAGCAAATACTCCATTAGGTTTAAACATGGAAGAGCAAAGAAGAAACTCAATTAGAAATGCTTTCTATGTAAACCAACTAATGATGCAAAGTGGTCCACAAATGACAGCAACAGAAGTTATCCAACGTAATGAAGAGAAGATGAGATTACTTGGTCCAGTTCTTGGTAGACTTCAATCTGAATTATTAAAACCATTAATCGATAGAGCATTCGCATTAATACTTAGAAAAAATTTATTTAGACCAGCTCCAGAATTTTTATCAGGTAAAGATATAGAAATAGAATATGTATCACCTCTTGCTAAAGCACAAAAGTCTACAGAGTTACAATCTATTATGAGAGGTATAGAAATATTAGGATCACTAGCAAATGTTGCTCCAGTATTCGATCATGTTAATATGGATAAACTTGTTAAACATTTAATGGATGTTGTAGGTGTTCCACAAAAAGTTTTAAAAACAGATTCAGAAGTTCAAGCTGAAAGACAAGTAGCTCAACAACAACAAGAACAAATGCAACAAATGCAACAACTACAACAAGTAGCAGAAGCTGCAGGTAGTGCAGCACCAATGGCAAAAGCATTACCAGAAGAAGCAAAGGCTTTAGCTAATGCTGCAGTTGAAGAATAACAAAAAAAAGTAAAAGGATAACTATGCAAGACGATAGAGCTGTACAGGCTTACATAAAACAATTAAGAGAAAATTATCAACAAACTTTTTCAACAGATGAAGGTAAACAAGTTTTATCTGATCTAGAGAAGAGATGTCATTTTTATGCTACGACAAATGTAAAAGGCGATAGTCATGAAAGTGCATACATGGAAGGTCAACGAAGCATCCTTCTTTTTATTAAACAAATGCTTCAAAAGGAAAAGGATAAATAACTATGTCAGAAGAACAGACAACTCAAACTACTGAGCCTGTAGCAGAGACAACACAACCAACTACAGAAGCTCCACAAACAGAAGCTACATTAGTATCTTCAACAACTGAACAACCAACTGTTGCTAAATCTTGGAAAGAAGCAATCTCAGAAGAATTTAGAGATGATCCAAACATTGCTAAGTTTACTGAACTAGATGCGTTAGCTAAAAGCTATATCAACGCAACTAGAATGATTGGTCAAGATAAAGTTGCAGTACCAAATCAAAACTCAACAGACGATCAATGGAGTGAGGTATACGATAAATTAGGTAGACCAGAATCTCCAGATAAATATAAACTAGAAGTTAATTCTGATGTAGTTCCATTAGATGAAAGTGCTATAAAATCATTTGCAGAAAATGCACATCAACTTGGTTTAAATAATAAACAAGCACAAGGTATCTTAGAGTTCTACAAAAATTCTATGGAAGGTTCTGCACAACAATCAAGAATAGATACAGAAACTGCACAAGCAAATGCAGAAGCTGAACTTCGTAAAGAGTGGGGTAGATCTTTTGATGAGAATATTAAAAAAGCTGGAGCAGTTGCTAAAGCAAATATGAATCCAGAAATTTTAGATATGCAATTAAAAGATGGTACAAGGTTAGGAGATCATCCAGCAATTATTAAAGGTTTTGCAAACATTGCTAATCTTATGTCAGAAGATAAAATGATTGGTACTGGAGAAGATAATCAAACCTCTGGAAGAGATTTAGATTCTGAAATTAGTTCTCTTGTAAATGATAGAGATGGTCCATATTGGAATAAATCACATCCAGATCATGACAAAATCGTACAGCAAGTATTTACTTTAAGAAGTATGAAAACTGGTGAGTAACATGATTTCAGACAAAGAACTTAGATTAGAAATACTAAGATCTGTTTTAGAAAGTGGATCTGAACTAACTAAATCTAATCCCTTGCCAAAGTGTGAGGAATATTATAAATGGGTTTCTATGGCGAATGAAAGTTCGCCTAAGAAAAGTAAGACAATTCGTAAGAACCTTACTGACAACAAGGAATAGACTTGTAGTCTAAAAGACTTTAAATCCAAGAGAAGCCAGAATTTCTGAGAACGTCTCTGTTTTGTTTTAATAATAACTTAACAATGAAGGAGACATAATATGTCAACTCAAATAACTACAGCATTTGTAGAACAATATAGTTCTAACATCCAAATGCTTTCACAACAAAAGGGTTCTATTCTTAGAGATAAAGTTAGAATGGAATCTGTTACAGGAAAGAATGCTTTCTTTGACCAAATTGGTTCTGTAACTGCAACTGCTAGAACTGTAAGACACAGCGACACTCCACAAGCAGATACTCCTCACTCAAGAAGAAGAGTATCATTAGCTGACTACGAGTTTGCTGATCTTATCGATGATCTAGATAAAGTAAGAATGTTAGTAGATCCTACTTCTTCATACGCATTAGCTGCTGCTTATGCTATGGGAAGAGCAATGGATGACGCTATCATTACTGCAGCAACTGCTGCTGCTGATACTGGTGTAGCTGGTGGAACTTCTGTTGCACTACCTGGATCACAAATCATAACTGAAGCTGGAACTGCTGGTTTAACTATCGCTAAATTAAGACAAGCGAAAGAAATCATCGATCTTGCTGACGTTGATCCATCACTACCGAGACACATCATTGTATCTCCTAAACAGATCACAGATCTATTAGGAACTACTGAAGTGACTTCAAGTGATTTCAATACAGTTAAAGCTCTTGCATCTGGAGATGTAAATAGTTTCTTAGGATTCAACTTTGTTGTATCTAACAGATTACCTATTGCAACTTCAAAAAGAGGTTGTATTGCTTACGTTCAAGATGGTATCGCTTTAGCTGTTGGTAAAGATTCAACTGCTAGAATCGATGAAAGAGCTGACAAAGGTTATGCTACTCAAGTTTACTATTCTGCTGCATTCGGTGCGACTAGAATGGAAGAAGACAAAGTAGTTAAAATCGAAGCTCACGAAGCGTAATAAGTAAAATTTTAGGGGGTGAAAGCGAGAGTGGAAACCCCCTAAAGTGCATGAAACAAATAAAAGAATTAAAAACAGTATTACATTTTAAAAAGGGAGATCACGTCTACAGATATGTATTAGTAGATAGATTTAAGAATGATGGTAAAAATCATTATGGTTTTGACACAAAAGAAGGTAGAACAACAGAAGAAATATTTGCGTTAGAAAAAGATAGACAAATCAGACGCAAGTATATTATAAGGAAGTAATATGGCATCAGTAGTAGATATTTGTAATGGAGCATTAAACCAACTTGGTGCATCAACAATCTTAACACTTACAGAAGATTCTAAGAACGCAAGACTTTGCAACGCAAGATACACACAAGTTAGAGATAGTTTATTTAGATCTCATCCTTGGAATTGTTTAATCAAAAGAGTTGAACTTGCAAAAGATACAGAAACACCTTCATGGGGTTTCTCATATCAATTTACTTTACCTGCTGATTGTTTGAGAGTTCTTACAATTTTAAATTATGATTATGATTATAAAATTGAAGGAAGAAAAATTGTAGCAAATCATGGAACAGTTAAGATACAATATGTTGCAAGAATAACAGATCCTAATCAATATGATGAATTATTAAGAGAAACTATTTCAGCAGCGTTAGCTGCAGACATTGCTTATGCAGTAACTTCATCTAATCCTACTGCAACAAATATGTATAATTTATTTCAAAGTAAATTAAAAGAAGCAAGATTCGTAGATGCAACTGAAGGTCAAAATACTAATCCAGATAATGGTCAATCAGATATGATTGATGCTTCTACATTCATAAACTCAAGGTATTAACCTATGGCTAGAGTTGCTGTTCAATTAACCAATTTTACTGGTGGAGAATTATCACCTAGACTAGATGGTAGAAACGATATAGCAAAATATAATACTGGATGTAAAACTTTAGAGAACATGATTATCTACCCACATGGTAGTGCTGCAAGAAGATCTGGTACACAGTTTGTTGCAGAAGTAAAAGATAGTACAAAAAAAACTAGATTAATTGCTTTTGAATTTTCAACAGTACAAACTTACATTCTTGAGTTTGGAGATCAGTACATTAGATTTTATAAAGACAATGGTCAGATATTATCTGGTGGTTCAGCTTATGAAATTAGTTCACCTTATTTAGAAGCAGAACTATTTGATATTAAGTTTGCTCAATCTGCAGACACTATGTATATCTGTCATCCAAATCATTCTCCTAAAAAATTAACT